GCATGTAGGTAAACTGTGCTTCATTAAGCTTCATGTTCTGAAGCTCAATGCGCTCTCCTGCGTCGTCGGTTGCCGCGGCGGCCTTGTCAATCGCCGCGCTGTATTGATCGTAGGTTTGCGCCGCCGTGGCTGCGGCAACGTTCGTCTCCGTCGCCAGGATCTCATTCAGCCCCATCATTTTGCTCAGCAACAGTGCCACCGGCTCAAACGCGGCGGCGGCTGACTGTCCGATCTGAACGAACGTGTTGCTCGCCAGCGTGCCGAGCGTCTGGTACGTCTGTGCCACCGTATCGGTGCGTGCGGCTAGTGTCTCCGCCGTGATGCCCTGCTCGGCCAGGAGCGATGTCAGTCCCGCGATGATCTCCTCCGCGCTGGAGCTCTCATTGAGCAGATCGCGGATTGCCTGGCGTGGAAGGTTGAAACGCTCCACAATCGACGTGATGTCGCCCGCGAACAACTCGCTCAGCGCAAACCCAGCACCTTCAAAGCCCTCGAACGGATTGACGACGGAGAGCAGTTGTGCCACGTCGTTGAGTTGGCCGAGATCGGCACCGGTGCGGTTTGCAATAAACGCAAACTGCTGCATCGTGCCAAGGCTCTGTTCTAGAGAGCCACCAAACAACATCTGGTTCTTGGTGGCTTCCTGAAGAATACGATCGTACGCTTCTTGTGAGCCTGCGACCGCTCGTAGCGTCGCCTGCACCGTCGTGAGTGCGTTGCCCGCGGTAATCGCTTCCGCGCCCAGTTGCACGAGCGAGTTAATGCTGTAGCCCACGCCAAGCAGCCCAAACGACGTGCCCGTTAGCTGATTGAGCTGCTTGAGCTTTTGCTGGATGCCACTCAGCGCGATATCGAGCTTTGCCGTGTTGGCGCTAATCTCAACACTAGCTTTAGATACTCGCGGATCACTCATCGCTCACGCTCCCATCGATCTGCAAGCAACACCGCGTAGCGATCGACATCACTCAGACTACTGGCAAGACGCCGTCGCAGCACGTGGTACTCGCCTTTGTCCTTCTGGCGTGCAAGACTACTCAGGTGCCGCGCACTCTCTACGGCGACGTCGTAATGGTGGCGTGCGATCTCCGCGGCGACACGTTCATCACTCAAGTTCCACACGTCCGCCTCCCTCCACTGTCGTGCTCGGAGTAACTGCTGCACGGATCGCGTTTGTACGAGGCTGAGAAGCCCACACCGCTTCACCCACTCACGTGGGCTCGGGAGGGGCACTACCGACGAGGGCAGCAAGTTCGGCACGGAGGAGATCGGGAGGGACTGGGCCCAGCCGCTCAATCTGCTGGTGGAGGTATTTGACGACGTCGTAGCCCCACGCCTCCACCACGCTGCTCGGGAGATCGGGAGGGTTGATGATGCCAAGGCGCACCTCCTCAACGACACGACGCCAATCGTCGATCGTCTGCTGTGGCTGCGGGCCGGGTCGTGGTGGGATGGTTGCTGCCTGCTCCGCCTGCCGCCGCTGCGCGTAGCTCCACGCTCGCACCACCACACCACGATGCAGGAGCGTCCCGTCGGGTTGCATCACTGTCCACTGCGGTACCGGGATGCGTGCGGTGGCGCGGCTGTCCACCACGAGGGCCTGCTCGGAGGTGATCAGCGTTGGCTGGGACTGTCCAGCCAACGCCGTCACGATCTGACTGAGTGCCAGGTGAAGATCCATGCTTAGGCGTACTTCGTGTAGGTGAGGGTGTCCGCCGTCCAGTTCACCGTGTAGGTCGCTGTGGTGGCCGGATCAACGGTGCCGTCCTGCGAACAGATACACTGATCCCACACGTACTTCTCGACACCCGTGGTGGCACTGCCAACCTGGCCGCCGATCACGAGTGTGAACTTGAGCTTCGTGCCCGCGTTCACCGCTTCGACGATCTTCGCACGTGCCGCGTTCACCGCCGCGTGTAGATCGAGCGTGAACGAGCCGGTGTAGGCAACACCACCCACGCTGTTCGTCAGCGCCTGTTTGTTGATGTGCGGCCCACGCGCCGTCACGGTACGCGTCGTGCTCCAGCTAAACGTGGTTCCGTAGGGTACTTCGTCCGCGGTGCCCACCGTCGCGGTGGCACCCGCGTCCTGCACGTACAGGTTGCTCTTCCACCCGTCGATGAGGGTTCCGGTTGTCCAAGACATCATTGCCTCCATACGCCTGACGGATGGTATCCGCGTGGCGTGCTACATCTCTCGTGGTCGCGATATGCCGTTGCAGCGCCGTAGCGTCTGCGGTGATCTGCTCTGGATTGTCCAGGTAGTATCCGATACGCTCAGCCCAGTGCCGTTCAAACACGGCGACGTTCTCGTTTTGCCCTGCTTCGCGTAGCACCGGCCCATACTGGGTGAGACTACCAATCACGGCACACCCGGCGAGTGCCGTTTCGTACAATTTGATGGGGCTCTTGCACGTATTGAACGCGGTGTGCGGGAGTGGGCACAGCGCTAGGTGTGCGCCTGCGAGGGCTGGTGGATAGCTCTTCAGATCGGGCATCCACGGCGTGCGCTCCGTCACGAACGGCTCCAGGTAGTCTGGGCAGAAGCCGACCACGCGCAGCCGGTACCGGCCCTGATGCGCCTTGAGCGCAGGCACGACCACCTTCCAGTCCTGGTAGTGCGACGAGCCGCCCGTCATCAGCAACACGGGCTTGTCGTCAATCGGCTGCGGTGCAGCAATCGGCCACCGCGTCATATCGAGATAGTTGGGCACCACCGTCACGTTCGGATTGTACGAGCGCATGCGTCCGGCGAGCGTGCTGTTCGTGCACACCACGCCGTCCGCGTGGCGCAGCATCGCTTCGAGCCGGATCTTCTGTTCAATCGTCCACGGGCTCAGATCGTCATCCTGATCGACCAATACGCGCCGAAGTCCGCCGCTGCGGATCGTGTCAAGTAGCTGCTTGGCCTTGCTCACCGGCTCGCTCTCGTGCGTCTGCACTCGTGACGTGATTACCAGCCTGGCCGCGTCGCGCTGTTCCTGCGTCGTCGCACTGTATGCCGTGACCGCGACGTTCTCCGCCCCAAACGCCGCCTTGAGCGGCACACTCAGCCGGTAGTATGCCTGGGCATACTCCTCCACGTAAAGGCCGAGCACGGGCGCAGGATGAGTGTCACGCTCGATATACATTATGGCCTGATAATCTTGTCAGACACGATGGTGTAGATGTCGGCAATGCGGTACTCGGTGCCGTCGATCAGCGCGTAGCCGGTGCGGATCTCCTCCACGAACGCTTCACCTTGTGCCACTGTACCGTTCAAGCGCCGATTGTCCAGGTTCTCCAGCAGGTTGGCAATGGTGTCCGCGTAGACGCGAAGATCCTGCTCCGCCGTCGCGGTGTCCTGCCATTGCAGCACGAGACGGCTCATGAAGCGCCAGTTGTAGACCACGAACCGCCCGTTCATGGTCGCCTGACCAACATCTCGTGTCATGCTGTCCAGCAGCGTGTAGAGGATCGGGGTGGCGTGAATGGCGCGTGGTTCGTACGGCAGCGTGTCCACGAGGCCATGCACCTGGCCGTAGATCTTGTGGAGTGCTACCAGGATGTCGTCGGCAGTACTCATGCGCTAATCGCCTCGTCAAGTGCGCGATCAATCTCCCGGTTGATCTGATCGCGTGAACGCTCCAATCCCTGGCGCAGGTACGGCCTGCCGAGCATCCTCCGAGTGCCATCTGGGTTGCGGGTGCCCTCGTGAACGTAGAGCGCGTAGTCAACCTTGGTGCCAACCGCCACGCGGTTCCACTCTAGTGGCACGCTCGTAATGCTCCGCTTCAGGTTGCCCTTCTTGACTGGCGTAACGGGCTTGCTGTTTCGCTCTACGATTAGCCCGATACGCTTGAGCGATCGCGCAATGATACGACGTGCTCGCTCGGGGTTCGTGATGCGGATAATATCGTCCAGCCCGGTGATGCGCACAATCTCAATCGTGGGATCGCTCATTGGACGATCTCCTTGTAGCGCCGCGTGATGTTCAGCACCATCATGCGCTGCGTCGCCGTCAGTCCGCCGATGTAGCGCACGCTGCCACCATCTTCGACGCCCTGAATCTCGCTGTAGAGCCCACGATCTTTCGAGCGCCAGATATTCACCGCCACTTCGAGCGCGAGCTGCTGAGCCGCTGCCGGGGCCGGGCCGTAGCCGTAAATGGCCGTAATTCGGTACCACTGTCGCCCTGCCCACATGGAGCCGAGGATCAGGTAGCCGTCACGTTGTGTCCACTCATCGACCGTCTCTTCGTCGGCTGCCGGAGCCCCTGGGCGAGGAATGGCTTTGACTGCCGTGACGCTGCCCGCTTGGTGAATGGGTGGCTTGAGATACAAACTGGGCTGTGCCTGCGAGAGCACGTCCACACTCGTTGCCGTGCCGTACGCGGCGAACACGACCGGGGCTAGGGCGTCTTCGACAATCGCTTCTGCCCGCTCCAACACGTCACTGAGGATGGCGTCCAGTGCAGGAGCCACGGTCACGCTGGGCGTCGTTCCACCCGTGAGGTTGTTCGCACCCAACGCAAACGCGCTCGCGGTCTTGCCGCTGCGAGCGCTGAACACCACCAGGTACGGGCCGCCAGCCTTGCCGTACACCTGGAGGGGTGCCGCGTCGCTCACCGTTGCTGCGACGGCGACGAGTGCGGTTTGCACTGTTGCCGCCGTCGCGTTATACGCAATGGCCGCTGTCGTGGAGCTTGCATACGTCAGGGTATACGTGCCGCCACTCGGACTGCCAGTGACCGTGATGCGCTGTGCAGCGATGTCCGGTACCTGGTCGAGGTAGGCGCGGAGATCCGCGGTTGACAGTCCGAGTGACATGCTAGAACTCCACTACCGTGACGTGCAGCGTTTTGGTCGACGAGGCCATGATACCATAGAGCTCGTCGCCCGGCGGAATGGTGATCGTCACTTCCGTCTTTTTACTCGACGGAATGACATAGCCTGTACCAGCTACCACAGTTGCCGGGCCGATGGTCACATCACCACCAGTATCAGCACTGTAGATGTAGATCTTACAGCCGTTCGTGGCGGCTTTGTGAATGAGGGTCGCCGCGTCGGTAATGGTGACGTTTTTGGAGATAATCACGTCACACCTCCTACGCCAGGCTCCACGTGATGTACGCTGAGCCTACGAGGCCTGCGACCGCTCCACTGGCCTGCGACGCCGTCACGAACTCGGTGCTTGCAACCTTGCGGCTCATGCGCCCGTTCGTCCCGGCGTTGGTGGCCGAGTTGAACACGCCAGCCGTTGCACCACTCACACCGTCGATCAGGGTGTCTGACGAGGTGGTGCCGTTGGCAGCTACGCCAACGTCGATGGTCGAAGCGCCCGTGGACTGCGTCGTAATATCGATCGCGATGTTATGCACGATGATCGACGCACCCGCCGGGTTGGCCCAGGAGAGCACGCCGCCAGCCGCGGTACCAGCGGCCAGGGCGACCTTCGTCACCCTGGGCAGTCCGCTGACCACCGCTCCGTTTGCCACGGCCAGGGTGCCGTTGAGGGTGAGGGTTCCACCCACCACCCACTCACTGCCGCCCTGGGCCTGGTAATTGTCGGTGTTGTACGACATTTAGGCCTCCGCTGGGCTCACGGTGTCCGCTGACGCTGCCGTGGTGCTGGCTGCCGCAGTTGGCGCCGTCCGAGGTCCGTACAGGATGGCAATGACCTGACCGAACGCGCTGTTGGCGGTCGCACTGGTGCGTACGGCCTGCACGTAGCGCTTGCGTGGCTGGTGCACGCTGACGATCAGGGTCTTGCCGTTGAGGTCGTCGGTGACTGCCGACGTGGCTGATGCCGACGCACCACTCAGTGCCGCCATGCCGCTGTCACTGTTGGCAGTGTTCTGCTCCGCCTTCAGCGTGACCACACTGGTAGCGGTGGAAGCGGTCACCGTGGTGACGAAAATCACGCCGTCCCAACCGGCCATATCGATGATGGTGCTGTTGCTGTCGGTGCTGCTCGCGGCAGCCACCGCGGCTCCGACGTAGCGCACCTCAACGTTCTTCGCGAGTTGCATTGCAAAATCTCCAATCTCAGGAGGGGAATATTGATCTTCAACCTATATATATATTAAGATTGAAGATCAATATTCGCTCCGACTAGGCGAGCTTCAGACGGGCGAACGCCTCGGCCAGAACCGGCATACCATCACACTCTGCACGGCTGATGTAGCCAACCTGGCTGGTCTTGGCGTACAGCTCGTAGAGCACCTGGATCTCAAGGCGCATCGCGTCGGCAATCCAGTAGTAGCTGAGGTCACCAATCAGTGCGACGTACTGGGCCGTGGTGAACGTGTTGGGCGCGTACTCAGACACGACGTACGGCACGTCCACGATGGTTGCGGGCAGGCCGCTGCTCAAGCCACCACCGGGGCCAAGGCCAGGGCTCCAGAGGTAGTTGCCGTTGCCATCCTTCAACTTGCGGATGCGAGCCACCGTGTCACGGTGCATGATCCACCGGGTGTTGGGTCGGCCCCAGTAGGCGGCCTTCAACGAGTGCTTGGTGTCCATCAGGTTGTCCGCCGTGAAGGAGGTTGTCGCACTGGCCGTGGTGTCGCGTGCCGTCGTGATGCCCTGGGCCGAGGCGGTGAACAGGCCGAGCGGCTGCTGTGCGCCGTTGCCCGTCATGAACGCCTTCTCTTCGGCAATCGCCGTCTTGTAGGCGAGACGGTCGCGGATCACCTGCTCGATGTTGATGCGGCTCTGGTTGATGAGACGCCGGGAGATGAGCAGCTCCTTGGCGAGCATGTTCGGCTTGAGCGAGCGCTGCCCGGTGCGAGCGGCGGTGTCACGGCTGATCGACTGCACTTCGGCTGTCCAGTCCGCGTCACTCGGATCGACGTCCCAGGAGGGTGCGACCAGCTCGGTACCCACGTCCAGGGGCCACACGGTGGCAAGGCGACGGATCGCCACCTCGTCATCGACGAACTTGATGAACTGGTTCAGTACGCTTGCCGGTGCGACCAGATAGCCGCCCTCAGCGTCCGTGGTTGCGCTCAAATCCTTGAGCTCGGCAGCACTCAGCGAGCGGGTACCGTTGCTGATCGCCTTGACGTACGCGTTGTAGGCGCGAGTTTCCGCGTTGGCGTCGGCCTGCACACCCTGCCGGGGCGTGCCTAGACGGTTGCTGGGCTCTGCCATGTCCTCCATGCGAGCGCGAAGCTCGGCAGCCTTCTCGTTGCGCTGCTCCGCCTTCTTGGCCTCCGCCGTCTTGCCGTCGAACGCCGCGAACAGGCTGTCAAGCGTCGCCTCCTGCTCAGCGCTGATGCTGTCCTGATCCAGGATGCTCTTGA